CGTACATTATTCCCCTAACACAACAGCGTCCAGTGGCGTAGTTCGTTGGGGCTTTGAGTACACAATTGCTAAGGGGCATCAACAGTCACAGTTTGGAGCAACCAGTACTCTTTATGTCAATCAAACCGTGGATACTCAATACAGACATTACATCGCAGAGATAGCAGACCCAGGCATAAGTTCAAGTGAATTAGAAGTTGATAGTTTAGTGCTTTGTAGAATTTTCCGTGACGCTGCCAACGCAGCCGATACTTATACAGGTACAGTTCATGTGTTCTTCTGCGACGTTCATTACCAAGCCAATAGGCTATACACAAAAAACAGAGCTCCAAACTTCTATCAGTAGGTAAAAAATACTACCCAACAAAAAGCCCCCTTTTAGCCGTGCTATCTGGGGGTTGCTTGTGTTTGTAACTGAGGTTAATTTAAGGCACTGTACCGGTCAAATTCCAGCTTGAAGAACTGATAAACAGCCTTACCCGTACCAGCAGAATAAAGATAAATATTACTTCCTGGTCTGACAAACATAGCAATGGACGCAGTGGAAGCAATTGGTAAGGAATTAGCCGTAGCTGTTGTGTTTGTATCAAAGTTAATGGCGGCAGTGTTCCCACCAATGATTACATAATTAGCCGTAGCAGGAACAGCAAGTGTAAGGGTAGTGTTGATAGCGGCTGTAAGACCACCGGACACATACTTCATACCTAAGTCAGCAGCAATACGAGACGTATATGACATAGTGTTTGAACCTTATAATGTATACAGTTATTATTCTATGCCAGTTATGAACACATATCAGCGAATAGCCAAGTTAATACCCACACAGGAAGAGCGGCGCTTGATTGATTTATCTAAAGTAGAGCGTACGTTATCGGAATTAGAGAGGGACATCCTAGATGCAAGGAAGAAATACTCACCACTCTACAGAACAAATGAACTAGAGGACAGTAATAAAGAACAAGAACAGGAACAAGAACAGATACGTAAAGAACTACCAAAACGTGGAGGAGCTAGAGGAAATGTCCGGTAAGAAAAAAGCCCAGCAGAAAGCTGACAAGAAGGCTAGACAGGAATCTGAAGCTAACCTCCAACAACAGCAACAACAGCTACAACAACAACAACTATTCTTAGAACAGCAGAGACAACAATTACAACAGGAACAAGCCGCTGCTGCCAGCAGGTTACAACAGGACGCAGAAGCACAACGAGCCCAGCAAGCCGCTGCGTACCAAGCCCAATTACAAGCCCAGCAACAAGCAGTAGCGGAAGCAGCAGAACGGGCACGTCAGCAACAGGAGGCACAGAACTCTTATACGCAGAACATTGCTGCCTTACAGAACCAGTTCAACCAATCCCTAGGCTTATTGTCCAGTAACTTTGACCAACGCATAGCCCAGTCAACTAATCAGTTACAGCAGCAGTTCGGTGTTCAGAGGGAAGCATTAGACAAAGAGTTAGGTCTTTTAAAACAACAGAACACAGCAGCCCAAGGTCAGGTTAAATCTTTAGAGAACTTACGGGAAAGGACTAACGAGGAGATACAAACCGGAATTAAAGAACAGACTGAACCAGTGCTACAGCAGCAATCCAAAGATGTCGATAAAAGGAGTAAGCTAAAATTGTTAACTAGAAGTCGTGGATTCGCTCAATTACCAGGTCAATCACTACTAAGAGGATAAATTTATGGCATTACAAACATCCCCTTCCTACATGGATAATTTACTAGAAGCAGTACGGTCTCAGTTAGAGTCAGTTGGGTACTGGGAAGGCACTGTTCTTGCTTCTAATTTCGATGATTCCCCAGCTGTTTTGCTTACTGTTGACGGTCTCAGTCTGGGCACTACATTCCCAATTCCTGTTGACAGTACCATTTTCTGTGACATTCAGTACGTTACTTATGGTGATGCTGCTACTGACTACGGACAAATGGGTAATCTTCGTGCAGGTGGTACTAGAAACGGTTCTGCTAACGTCACTGAGGCTCAGATTGTAAACACTGCAACTACCTTTATTCAACAAGATGGAACTGCGTGTCTAGAGGCTAATGCTGCCGCCACCGCCAACTCCTTGACCTTCGCAGTAGCTGCTGATACCACCAATCAAGGAATTGACATTACAGTCAGCGGTACAGCTTCCAGTGAAACCTACTTAGTCGGACGCATGAGACTCGTCTGTGCTAAGAAAGGTGGTTTTCCTCGTAAATATTCTCTATAAGGGAGGGGTTTAGTAAAATGAGTATCAAGTACATTAAAACGATAAAGAGAGTCATTCTCGTAATTGCCAAGAAGCTTCCAGTACCTTTAGTTGTCAGATTAGCCGACGGCAATTTAAGCCCAATGGAGATAGCTGAATTATCTAGTCTAATCGCCCAAAGCTTACACGAAGAGTTCAGCGAGAATTAACAAACACAAAAAGGGCGGGTAACACCGCCTTATTCTTTTTCTTACTTTACTAACACCATGAACACACAGAACAGAAAAGAAGCCTTAAGCAGACTGCCAGGAACTGATGTCCTAAAACCACAGAATACAAACAAACACACATATAATACAAAAACGCCAAGCAACGACCAACGGGTCAGAGCTCTGTTTGATATGTGGGAGTTTATTGATTTGATTGGTTTCCATGGTGGCACCTCTGAGTTTAATAAAGAGTTACATAAGGAAGTGGTAGATTTCGTAACCCAGACCCAGACAGATAATGTCCTTAAACGTTCGAGATTTGGGTTGTTGCCACGCGGTCACTATAAGTCAACCATAGGCACCGTACTCTACACACTTTGGAGAATATATAGAAACCCTGACATCAGGATATGTGTTGGAACCGCTACCAAGATGCTGGCTACCACCTTTGTTCGTGAGATTAAACAGTACTTGGAAGACGTAGATTTACAAGAAAGAGTATGGAACAACAGACCCCACATAACAGGACGTATGATTCCAGTTCTTGACAGGGTAGCAGAAGACAGAAGAGCACATAAAAGAAAGCAGGAGTACGACGAGGATGAGGGGTATACAGAAGCACAGGACAAGAAGATTGTTTGGAGGTCAGATGCTATTCAGGTCATACGTACTACAATCAACAGAGAACCTACAGTAGTCGTCGCATCTCTAGGAACGTCAATAACTGGTATGCACTTTGACCTCGTAATCCTGGATGACATAGTTGATAAAAAGAACACAGCTACCCCAATTTTGCGCGAGAAGACCCATCAATGGGTGCGTGATTTAGAATCCATCGTCGACCCAGAAAGAAGCGTTAAATTCGGCAATTATGTAGAGGTGGTGGGCAGAGAATTTGTTGTCTGGGGGACTAGGTATCACAAAGAAGATTATTACGCCTACTTGCTAGATAACTTGGAAGATTTGGGATACTCGCACATATTCAAGAATGTCTATAAAAATGGTGAGGACTCTACCCATGGCTATATCTTTCCAGAAAGGTTTACCGATGCTGTTATAGAGTCAATCAGGAAACGACAAGGTTTTATTTATTTCGCAACTCAGTATCTTAACAAAGTGGTATCCAGCGAGGACGTTATCTTCGAACCATCAGCAATAAAGTATGTCCTTCCATCAAGCATCAGTGAGGTCAGTGAGTACTCCAGAGGACATATTAGTGTCTTTGACAAAGATAAGCTCAGGCATGACTTCAGACCCATTATGGTAATTGACCCAGCAATAAGCCAGAAGAAAACAGCCGACTACTCAGTAATTCTGATTGGAGGTCTTGACCATGATAGAAACTTCTTTGTAGTGGACTTGGAGTATGGTAGGTGGTTGCCAAATGTTCTGGTAGAAAAGACGTATGAACTCGCTGATAATTATGGTTTGTCGTCAGTTTACATAGAAGTTGTCGGCTTCCAGGCTGCCTTGATATCTATGTTTAAGATGCAGTTTCACCAGCACAGACCGATAAGCTTGTTGGAGTATAAACCTAAAGGGGACAAGCAGGGAAGGATTAAAATGCATCTACAACCACTGTTTGATAACGCCATGATTTATTTGGTTCAGAAGTTGGCTAACTGCAAAGAGTTACAAGAAGAGTTGAATTACTTTCCCACAGTGCATGATGACTTGCTGGATGCCATGGCTATGTGTGTTGAGTTGTCTACGCCAGCCCCTAAGAAAAAAGAGACACTGTTTGGTATGAGTGAGAATATTAGCAGAGCAGGAAGTTTCCTAATTAACAACAAATATGGAGGACGTTTTAGATAATGGACAAGTCAAAGGTCTACCAGTACGTAACTACAAAACTTGCAGAATTCGAGAAGGGCAGGACTTTAAGAGAAGAGGCTTGGCTGGAATGTTGGCAGATGTACCTCGGAACCAAAGAGTCCAGAGAGGCAGCCCGTGCAGCTATGTTTCATAACGTTGGAGATGTCAACGTCAACTGGAGGCATAACATAAACACAGGCAAAGGATTCGAGATTATAGAGACAATTGTGTCTTATTTACAACAGGCGTTCTTCCCTAACCGAGATTGGTTTGATGCTATTCCTACGAGTCCTGGGTACATGGAGCTAGCCAAGATTGTCAAGTACTATACCAGGAACAAGCTGATAGAAGCACGCTTTATTAATCACTGGGAGTTATTCCTGAGACAGCTAGCCATAACTGGTATGTCCGTAATGTTCTTTCCTTGGGAGTATGAGGTGTCTAAAAAGAAAAAGAATAGGAAAGTTGGTGACAGTGTAGAGGAAGTGGCTGTAGAAAAGATTCAATATGACAACATTAAGTTTAAAGTGCTGGATGTCTTTGATACGTTCTTTGACTTAAATGCCTCTTGTCTAGAAGAATCCCCCATCATATTAAAACGTCAAGAGACCAGAGCCTCAGTGGCTGACAGACTTAGAACTGGTTATTACTCAGGAGTTAAGCTCACGGACATAGCACCGGGAAACCTAGATGGTTCTTACAGAGCTGACGAGGTTAAGTCTTATCTTGGTTTAGCTGTTAACTCTAGCTGGGCTGAGACTGTCAACGTCTATGAGTACTGGGGAGATATCTATATTGATGACAAGTGTTATAAAGACATGGTTGTTACTTGGTATAGAGGTAGTGTTTTGAGAGTTGAGGAGAATCCATACTGGTGCGGTCGCCCCTTTATTATCAGCACTTTCACACCCATTGTCAGAACGCCCGTTGCCCTTGGTGCCTTGGAACCAATTCTCGGTATGCTTCATGAACTGGACATTATCACCAATCAACGCCTTGATAACCTAGAGCTCGCTGCTGACACAATGTTTGAGTACGTGAATGATGGAACCTTACAGCCAGAAGACATATTTACTCAGCCGGGAAAAGTATTTGTTGTAGCACAGCAGGGAACATTACGTCCGATTGAAACCTCCAAGAACTTTGTTGTCTCATATGATGAAGCCTCTGTGCTCGAGCAACGAATCGATAAGTCAATTGGTACTGGTAACTACATCGCAGCCAATTCTGCCAGGTCAGGGGAACGTGTAACTGCAACGGAAGTACAGGCTGTTAAGGATGCGGGTGGCAATAGATTATCAGGAGTACATAAGCACATTGAAGAAACAGCCCTAATTCCACTATTAGACAAAGTCTTCAAGCTGTTTCAGCAATACCAAGTTAACGATGTCGTAATTAGAATACCAGCCCAAGAAGAGCCGGACTCTTATGATTATGCTGCAGTTGGTGTTGAGGAACTGGAAAATGACTTTAAGCTGATTCCTGTTGGAGCGGACCACGTAGCAGACAAGGAGTATGACATTAATCAACGGATGGCTTTCTTACAAATGGTGTCAAGTAATCCAGAAATGTCGCAGCACATAGACTTCTATACATTTATGACTGATATAGCTAGACGTATGGGTATCGAAGAAGTTGACCAGTATATTAAAAAACAGCAGATGGGTCAACCACAGGCAGCAACAATGGAGCAGACTTTAGGTAAACCTATGGCAGACGGTATAAAATCTGAAATAGCTGCTGATGGTGGTGCTAGCCTAGTTAAAGATACAATGGGATTTGACACACAAGGTTTAAACCTGGCAGCTTTATTACAAGGAATGTAACATCATGGACACAGAACAACAATCATTACCAACTGAACACGTTTATGAAACTTCTGACACCGAGGTACTTAATATTCTTGATGTCGAAGATGCACCCGAACCAGTAGCACCCGTTACTGAAAGCGTAGAGGAACCAGAATCAGAAGCTAACTATGAATTTTCCTATGACGTTTTTAATAATGCCAGTGCTGAGCTGAGGCAGAGATTTGAGGATGAGTTTAGAGTTCCGTACGACAAGTTTGTTGAGGAAGTTAATAAGTATAAAGCAAGCATTGAGCAGCAAGAAGTTAGCAACAATTCACCATATGACGCGTTGTCTAAATTCTGGTCAGTAGATGCAGCAGAGGCAAAGAGTCGGGTTGAGCTTGTAAAAGAATATTGTAAAGGGAAGTCAAAAGAGTTCTTAGACAGACATGACAACACTGAGGGTATCGATTATCTGTACTTAAAAGCTAAGGCATCACTAGATAAGCAAGTACCACAATATAATAAAACTAGTTCACCAAGTAGAGCAATGCCTGTCAATAACAGTAAAGCACCAGTTTTCACAAAGGCACAACTGTACAGAATGTCAGAAGCCGAGTACCAGAAACGGTTACCTGAAATCGAACGTGCTTTTAGACTAGGCTTAGTCGCAGACAAATAAAAAGTAAAAAAAGGAGAAGATTGAAATGACATTACCAGGTGGCGGTTATAACGGTTCAGCAATTGGTTACCCACAAGTGGGCTCAGCCAACAGCGCATTTATTCCACAGCTATGGAGCACCGAAGCAAAGCGCAGACTGGATGATAACCTTATAGCTAGGCAGATTGTAAGAATGCTTCCAACGATGGCTAAAAAAGGTTCTGTGTTATATATTCCTGACATCGGTCGTTTAGCCGTTAATGACAAGGTTTATAACAATCCAGTAACTCTTCAGTCTCGTACAGAAAACAGATGGTCTATTACCACTGATAAGTACAAGGAAGTAAGCTTCATGATTGAAGACATCGTCTCAATTCAGACATCATACCCCTTGCGTGAAGCGTACATTAAGGAAGCAGGTTATGCTTTGGCTCGTGACATTGATTCTTTCATTCTTGGTCTACGTGCTGATATTCAGGGATATAATTCTCAGTCTAATGTTGTCTATTGCACATCTGATGGGACTTCCAGCGGTACTGCCTTAGCTCTCAACCGTGCAGCAATCCTAGCCGCTAAAGAAATTCTTGACGTAGCCAACGTACCAGAGTCAGACAGATTCTTAGTAGTATCCCCCAGTCAGTACATTGACTTGTTAGTTATTCCTGAATTCATTAGCAAAGACTACCAAGGCAGTTCACCTACTGAAACTGGAGAGGTTGGTCGTTTATATGGTATTCCTGTGTACAAGACATCAACCATTACGGCTAATAGTAGTACTGGATATTACAACGGTGACCCTTCAACTGCAGTAACATCCCCAACTCCTGGGTTTACAGGTTCTGTTTATTTTCCGACTCAATCAGTAGTTCACTTTGGTACAACCATTACAGCTACTTCGCTTACCTCTGGCATGAAAACTGCTGTTATGGGTCACAGAGACTGGGCACGCCTAGTAGTTAACAAAGAACCATCTACCGAGATGTCACGCGAGAATTTATTCCAAGCTGATGCAGTTGTGATGACTCAAGTCTATGGTGCTAAAACCTACAGACCCGACCACGCAGTTTTAATCCATTCAGCATAATTGTTCATTGTCTAGTTCCTTATTGTTTGTGTGTTTAATTAGTAAAAAGGGGGTCTTTCGACCCCTGTTTTTTTTACTTATTTAAGGAACAACTCCTTCTCTGCT